TCTTTATATATATATAAAATGAGCTCTAACAGTATTCCTATTGATTATGAAGAAATTTCTGACGATGAAAATGAAGAAGTTGTCGTCAATAGTGATGCGGAATATGACAATGATGAACCTGAAATTGACGATGATGACGATGCCAACGATGATGACGACATTGAAGATACTGATTTAGATGACCCTACTATACCCGGTGAAATTCAAAGTGATGAAAATCAAGAATTAAAAAATCCTCTTAATCTTGTCGACGAATATTTAAATGATTCAGATGACGACGAATTTGATGAAAATTATTTACAAAAATTTGACGCCAATGTGACGCAAAATTATATCAACGCAAATCACCCTGAAGTATTTAGTCATAACTTCGATGAAGTCACTAAAATGATGCAAATTCACCGCGATAAGGACGGCAATATTATTGACCCTTGTCATAAAACATTACCTATTATGACGAAATTTGAAAAAACTCGTATTATCGGTCAACGAGCTAAACAAATTGAAACAGGCTCTATCCCTTTTATTAAAGTCCCTGATAACATTATTGACAGCTATTTGATTGCCGAATTGGAACTACAACAACGCAAATTGCCTTTCATTATTAGACGTCCTCTTCCTAATGGCACCTGCGAATATTGGGACGTTAATGACCTAGAAATGATTCACTATTAAGAACCCATATATTTTAGATAATCATAAAATAAAACCAATTTTTATTTTGTTTTATTTTTATTTATATGTATTAAGTAATAAGTCGGCATTTTTTTTGCAAAATTTGGATGAATTCAATAACATAAATGTGTTGCATCACCACCTACAATTTGTTGTCACAAGTATGATTTTCTATAAACTTTTTCAAATCGGTATACTTTATTATCTATATACACCCAACAATTATCAGATTTATTATGTTTTGTTACTTCTTCTTTCGTATATTCCATATAAAATATACAAACAATAAAATATAAAAATATAAAGGCAAACTATTATATTTTTATATAAACAAAATGAATTCTTATGCTTGCGAGTATATTTGGCTCGATGGTTGTAACAATTTAAGAAGCAAAGTTAAAGTATTAAAAATTGGTTCGGACGATTGTATAGCTCTCAATATGATACCCGAATGGAACTTTGACGGTTCTTCTACAAATCAAGCCAATTCTGACGGCAACACCGAAGTCATTTTGAAACCTGTTAAAATTTATAAAGATAAGTATAAATTCATTAGCAATTGTAACTCTTGTAAAGAATACATTTTTGTTTTATGCGAAACTTATAATGTGAATGGAAAGCCTCATTCAACTAATTCTCGTCACCACGCAAAACAAATTTTTGACTCCTATTTAGAAGAAAAACCTTGGTTCGGATTAGAACAAGAGTATTTTATGTATACAAAAGAACATAATTGTATCCACAAAGAACATTTAAATGGTTTTTATTGTGGTATTTCATTAAGTAATATTCAAAGAAAAATTATGACTGAACACTTGAATTATTGCATTGAAACTGGTCTAAATATTTGTGGCACTAATGCTGAAGTGTCGCCAAACCAATGGGAGTTCCAAATTGGTCCTTGTAAAGGTATTGAATCTGGTGACCAACTCATTATGGCTCGTTTCTTGTTGGAACGAATTGCTGAAAAATATAATGCGGCAATTTCATACCATCCTAAACCAAAAGAAGACATAAATGGTTCAGGTTGTCACATTAATTTCAGCACTGAAAATACAAGAAATAAATGCGATAATAACGGCAAACCAGGTCTATCTTATATTTATAATTATATTGAAAATTTATACCGTTCTCATTCCGAGTTAATTAAATTTTATGGCGAAAATAATCACTTGCGTCTAACTGGAAAACATGAAACGTCTTCTTTTGATTCCTTTACCAATGGAATTGGAACACGCAATACTTCTATTCGTATTCCTTATGAAACTTATAAAAATTATTGTGGTTATTTAGAAGACCGCAGACCAGGTGCTAATATTGACCCTTATAAGGCAACTAGTATGCTTTTTATTAAATGTATTGGTAAATGATAATATATATCTATATAATATATTTATATAAAATAACTAATTTAATGTCGGGAAAAAAAATTATTAGAACAATTATTGTCTCTTTGTTCCAGAATTTTGCTTCTATGTTTGGTCGTTTAAAAAAAACTATTAAAAACGAAAAATAAATAATGATTCATTGATGTAATTTTAATAATAATTTAATTATTTTACAAAATAATATTAAAGATATAATATTAAAAATATATTATATTGTAATATAGAATGACATATTTTGAATTCTTTAGTAAATATAGTGACATGTTTTATTATTGGACTTTTTTATTGGGAGTTACAAATATTTCTTATAATTTTATTGAATATCTTTCTTTTTCACATAAATATGATTCTTCTCAATTGTTTAAACTAGAAGAAAGAATTCATATGCGTTTAAATAAAATTGAAAATAAAATTAACTTGCTTTATAAAATAAAACTAAATGAAAATAAACAAAAAGGTCCAGTTCCAGTTCCAGTTCCAGTTCCAGTTCCAGTTCCAGTTCCAGTTTCAGACCATAATGAAAGTTTAGTAAAAGAAGAATACATTCATACTGAAAATGAAAATAGTAATTTAGAAACGGAAGAATATGAAGACTCTGTCTGTGATACTAAAGAAGAACTAGAAAGTTTGGAAACTGTATCAAATATTGAAGATTTAAAAGATTCAGATGAAAATGTATGTGTCGACCAAAATGATATAAATGATTATTATAAAGAAAAATTTATTCAAGATAAACAAAGCATTTCTCTTTCTTTAAGCGATGTTTTAAGAGGTTGGTTTTAAATTTTTTATTAGTCTCAAAATAAAAAAAATATTTGTTGATAAATTAATGAAATAGAAGGTTATCTTTTACAACAAAAACAACCAGAACAGAACGTTATAGCTTTATATAATTTGGTTTTTACTTACTTTAACTTGTTTTCCATCGTTTACCACAATCCAGACAACTCACATAACAAGTCATCGGTTCATCTGCTGACCTCGTTTGCAACAAATAATAACTACATCTATTAGATTTACACTTACGGCATGTAAATGTATCCGTAGTGGCTTCCATTTTGTTTTCAAATTTGACTTTATCTCGGATGGTCTTTCTTTCTATAGCCTTTGCCCACTTCTGTGGGCACAACTCTTGATGCGTCATAAATGCTACATTTTGCGGTTTTATTTCTTTATTCTTTATTTGTTCTATTATGTTTTCATTTAAATTCATAAAAATACTTTTTATATGGTCCAAATAAATACAAACAAATGTCTTATTATCCCACTTTTTTACAATTTTGCGTCGATCCGATTCCTTTATCGCATAATTATATATCCCGATTTCTAAATTTATACTACTATTTTTGCTTCCTAATTTGGTTTCTATTTTATCGCGAATTTTGTCGCGAAATTGAGATGGATTAGGAATTGTTTTTACTGTTTTAGACATTAGTTAATAATATAAATATGCAATTTGTGTTTATATTATTATATTTATTTTTCTATTCATTTTTTCCTTTTATTTATTTTATTTTTCAATTACTGTCTGATGATTATTAACCTTTTTTGAATTCTGTTTCTATTTCCGTATCCGAATCTATATATTCTTCTTCTGTCAATTCTGGATCCAAATTGTCTAAATAATTGCTTCCTTCTTCATCTTCATCTTCATCCCCATTACTTAAATCTTCACTATTTGAATCCACTATAAATCCATCCTTTAAATATCCGGTTTTCGTCTTGTATTTATCCGAAATTTTTTCTAACTCATCTTCCTCCAATTCATCTTCTTCTGAAGTTTTACTTAAATCCTCAAAACCACCATATAACTTATTATACATCTTTTTCCACATTTCATCATTTAAATTAATATATTCATTATTTAATGATGCAACTAGAGCACAAGAACCAAAAAATAATTTTGTGTCTATCGGAGGAGGAAATTCATATTTATTTTCGTTATTATGTCTTCCTTCTGTCTTGGCATATAGTGCAACATTATATGTTTGTCCTTCATATTTTACACTCCAACTTACTTGCTTTATAAAATCTTCCGATTTCTTAAAACCACATTTCTTATAAAGTTCATTTTTATTAAACTCTTTTACTGTTAAATTGCGTAGAGTTCCATTCTTTTCTACAATAACTACTTTTAATGATGACATATTCAATATATTTTATGCTATTCATTACTATTGATTTGTTTTTATATTCTTTCTTTATTAAATAGGTATAATTTAGTTATAAATAGGGTTTCATAATATTATTCTATATTAGTAAAAAATGTGGTGGATTTTGCAAACTGTCGTATTCTCAATTTTTTTTATAGCAATTATTCATTATCTGTATTTGTTTTTTATGAATAATCTAACCACTCCTATTGTAAAAGATTTAGTTCATAGTCCTTCAAATAAATACGAACAAATGTTTCAAATTATTAATAACTCTAACTCTATGAAGAACTCTAATACTATTCATTCTGAATCAAATAGCACACCTATTAACGAATTACAATATGACTTATCTGATTTAATTCCAAATATGACAAAAAACACGACTCCCAATAATATGAAAGATGAATTAAAATCTTTTATTCAAGAACAACTAAACGATTAACATTAAATATAAAAAGAATATAAAAATATATTACCCAATTTAATTAATACACATCAAATTACCAATGCTTAACCGCTCTAATAACTTCAAACAAAATCTTATCGATATTTTCCCTAAAGTAGAACTTTCTTATGAACGATTTTTACATAAAAAAGTTTTCAATTTTGATACTTTAATGGCTATCCCTAAAGGTCCTAAATGCTACTTATGGATCACCAAATATAAGGGAAATAATATTAGCGTTTTCTTTATTTTGGATAATCAAAGACAAATTAAAGATATATTTTACTTCAATTTTGATAAATATGCGAACAATAATTTGACCTCCGAAATTGGCACCATCTTTTACGGCACTATTTTTTACACCAATATCAATAAATGCTTCACTATTGAAAATATTTTATATCATTGTGGAAAAAATATCGCCAACATATCATGGGGTCAAAAATGGTGCATAATTGAATCTATTTTGTCTCAAAATTTACAAAATCTTTGCGACCCTAAAATTATCGTGGGTCTTCCTATTTTTTCCAATAAAATTGACGATTTTAAAGAACAATTGTCTAACTCTTTATACGGAACTTATAAAATTGAATACAGAAAGTTTAACGACTGCAATAAATCCATTTGCACCAACATAAACACCCTTTGCGACAGTTTTACTCCCATTTTATCCAATACTATTTTCACTGTTAAACCTACTTTGCAAAATGATATTTATGAACTTTATGATAATAATAAGTTTGTTGATATTGCTCACATTCCTGACTATAAAACTAGCGTTATGATGAATTCTCTATTTAGAACTATTAAAGAAAATATAAATTTAGATGCCCTAGAAGAAAGCGATGACGAAAATGAATTTCAAAATAATAATGAAGACCAATACGTTTCCCTTGATACTTCATATAAAATGAAATGTGTCTTCAATCAGAAGTTCAAAAAATGGCAACCAATTGAGACCATAAATTAGATACTTTACTGGATTTTATTTTTGTTACCATTTTCAATCATTGGTCTTTCCAATAAATTCCGAAAATATTTTCAGTCACAAAAATTTGTTTTTTAAGGGGGAATTTTCGAAAAATTCAAAAATTGGACATTTTTAAAATGTCCAAAAATGAAAATCTGAAATACTTTTCATTAAAAAAAAGTGAAAAAAGTGAAAAAATGAGTTGAGACCATAATGCTCTCATTTGTATTTTGCAATTTTCACTTTGTTACCATAAATTTTTTTCGAAAAAAATGCTGGAAAAATAAAATTTCAAGTTTTAAGCACTTTTCAAGTTTTAAGCCAAAATTTCAAGTTTTAAGCCAAAAGTTTTAACTTTTAAGCCAAAAGTTTTAACTTTTAAGTTTTAAATAAAAGTTTTAAGTTTTATTCTTTTTTTTTATGTTTTAAGTATAAAGAGATTTTTCTATTAACTATAATTAATATGAAACTTACATTTTTTACGTGTGACTTATGTAATTTCAAATCAACAAAAAGAAGCAATTATAATTACCATCTAGTCTCTAAAAAACATAAAAATAATATTAAAGATTTAAATAATACAGAATTTAAACATATATGTCAAATATGCAACTATAAAACTGATGTAAAAGGTTCTTTTCTTATGCATTTAGAAACAAATAGACACAAACAATTAGAACTTAATAAGAATAGAAATAATGATAATGATTATGATTCAAATGATGATAATTCAAATGATGATAATTCAAATGATGATAATTCTGATGATGATGATTTTGATACTAATATTAACGAAAACGATGTGACACAACTAACTAAATTAGTTTCAACATTGGTGGAACAAAATACAACACTTGTTAAAATTATATCAGACACAAATTCATGCACAAATATTAATACACAAAACAATATAAATACACAAAACAACAACAGTTTTAATTTAAATTTTTTTCTAAACGAGACTTGTAAAGACGCAATGAATATAGATGAATTTATTGATTCAATTGAAGTAACCGTGCAAGACTTGAAATATTTGGGAAAAAAAGGGTATGTTGAAGGATTTTCCAATTTATTTATAAAACATTTGGAAGAACTGGATGTTACAAAAAGACCGTTACACTGTAGTGACATTAAACGCGAAATAATTCATATTAGAGATAAAAACAATTGGGAGAAGGATAACGACCAAAAATTACGTCTAACTGGTATTGCTACAGATATATCAAGATTAAATACAATAGCTTTACAAGGTAAATACCAAGAGCAATATCCGCATTGTTTAAAGGATTCTAAATCTAAAGAACATATCGAATACGGCAAAATTGCGTATGAAGCATTTGGTGGCAAATTGGATTTAGATACAGCCAACAAAAAGTTTTTTCGTAATATATTTAAAGTTGTTGCGATTGATAAAGCAAATTATAAATAATATAATAAATTTTTATAATCTTTTATTATATTATAATGGTTTCTGTAAAACATAAACTACATATGATATCAAAAAAATACAAATCAACGAAAAAAAATGCGTCCAAAATGAAATCCAAGTTGAAAAACTTTTCAAACAACCGTAAATCATTTTCCAAACTGAAATCCAAATTGAAGAAAACTTTGAAACCAAGACGCAAACATAAGAAAACAAGAAAAAATCAGAACAATAAAAATAAAAGGAAAAATAAGTATTCTAAAAAGGAAGCATATAATAGATTTAAACACAGCAACCCAGCATTATCTTCTTCCTCTTTGGCACTCGGTTTGGCTTAAAAATATCTTGAAGGGACAAAAATTTTTCAGTTCTATAAAAATATCTTGAAGGGACAAAACTTTTCAGTTTTCATTTCTTCATTTTCAACAAACAAACGCCAATGGGTTTATATTTATCGTCAATATCGTCGTCAATTTGAATACTTTTTTTGCCTCTTTTTTTGTATTCAATATGTTCCCATTTACTAGCATCTGGGTCATAATCATCGCTATTTGTGTAAAATATTTTATAATCTTCTTTTCTATAAAATGCTTTCCGTTTATTCCATTGACTCTTGAATATCTCGTGAGTGTCTACAATATCTACAATAATTGGGTTACTGTGTTTCTCTCGCAATATTCGCCCCACACTTTGCTGTATATCTGTCTTTGATGTTGCCATAATAAGTGTCGTAAGTGTCTTTATATCCAACGCCTCGGCGGCCATCGCATAGGTCGCTATTACAATTTGCTTCGTTTCCGTTTCTTTTAATCCTTTTTCTTTCATTCCGCCTAAATAATACCCGACTGTTGCCAAATTTCGGTGCTTAATTGCGTCGTGAAAATAAGTCAATAGGTTTCTATTATGTGCCAATATCATCACTTGTTGCTTTGGATTTTCTTCCAACATATTTTTCAACACCTTTAATATGAATTCTGAACGCCTATTATATTCGCAAATTTTGCTTATCATTGTGCTAAATGCTGGCTTCCCACGAAAATCTAATGCTGTTTCCTCAAACTCTTCATCGTGAGACCTATATTCTATTGCTCTTACAGTTGCTATTCGCTTCTCATCATGTTCGCCTTTATAAATAACATCCCCTAGGAACATTTTGAATACACGTGTTGTTCCATCTTTGCGATTCATAGTGGCAGATAATCCTAACATATGTTTGGTGACAATTTTGAATAAACTTTTGGAAAATACTTCGCTGGATATATGATGAACCTCGTCAATAATAGTAAGCCCAAATGGTTCAAATATGGACGCAGGGTATTCTTTCATAGATAAACTTTGTAACATCCCAATAACAATGTCTTTATCATCAATGTCTATAATTTGACCTTGAATTTTGCCTACTTTGGCTGTCGGTAAAAATTCTTGTATACGCTCAATCCATTGGTTCATCAGAAATTCTTTATGGACGATGATGAGCGTCTTTTTGGAAACACGAGAAATAATATTTAGAGACAAAATTGTCTTTCCAAACGCACACGGTAATTCTAATAAACCTCCTTGTTTGTCTGGATTTTCAATATAGTTCATATAAGTGGAAACGACGACTTCTTGTTTTTCACGTAAAGTTCCATTGAATTCTAAATATATGGTTTCACCGTTTCCAATATTGTTGGATTTTGGAGGTCCTAATTTATTCAAACCGTAGTAACGAGGAACATATAACTTTTTTAATGATTCGCGATAAACTGGATATGATTTGGCCTCACCTTGTGACACATAGGGTTTAATATTTAGGTCATCTTTGATTTCATTTTGTAAAGAAATTGAAATATCGTTTTTCAAAATAGTGTATCCTTTAGCACCTAAATAAAAATTGCTATTTTGATTATTCATTTTTTATTTATTTTTATAAAACTATATTATTTGTTGTATTATTTTTAAATCATTTTGTTTTTGTTTTTTGTGTTATTATATTATATAAAATGAAGATGAATAATGCCAAGTCATTGTGCGAACTAGTTTTATCTATTTTGTTTGTTATTTTTGTGGTTATGGATTATAAATTGCCTTCCGAAGTTTCTGAATTTACCACATCCATTTGGGGCAAGTTGGTTTTAGTTTGTGTTATTATATATTTATTCCGAATGTGTAATCCAATTTTAGCTACATTGGGCGTTATTGTTGCTTTCAAATTAATGAGTCAAGGTGTTGTTTCTAAATATACACCAAGCGAAAATAAGAAATCTAAAATAATGAATTCATTTAATGCTTTACATAAAACATTAGAAGAAGAAATTGTTTCTAAAATGAAACCATTGGGTGCTAAAATGACGAAATCGCCTTATGAACCCGTTTTGTCGGATAATCATGACGCTAATGAACTTTAAGATTCTCCAGAGTTTCGTAGTTTTTTAACTAAATCTACTCCACTTGTTGTTGTACTTTTTATACTTGATAAAATACTAGACCAATTTTTAATAATGTATATAATACCCATAACAATAAATACAAAAATTATAAAAAATATAAAAAATAACAAAGATACTATTACTGGATCTTTTTGACCAAAAAGACCATTTTTAAATAAAGTTTTTTCTGATTTTGAATCTGAATTTTCTAAATTGGTTGATATTCTAGTGCAACTTACTTGTCTTGAGTTGTCCATGTATTGCGGACCTTTTTCGTGATATTGAACTGAATTTATTGAATCCGGTGCTTTTGGTACTGTTATAGTAGCATTGCCAGAACTAGTTATACTATTATTAATGGATAATATATGTTGGTTATAATCAAATACAATCCAATGTGTATTTGAATTTTCTCCATTGTTGTTTGAAAAATAATAATTGTATGGTTTAGAAGGTATATAATCATTTAAAAACATTTTTTTATTTTCTTTGGTTCTATTAAGTATTTCATTTAATTCGGTATCAAAACCTACATCTTTAATTGCCATACATATATTCAAACTATGATTATTATTTTCGTTTTTATGGGACATGATTAATTCACCGATAATTGTGCCAGTTTCATATCTTTCATAAGTATGTTGTATTTCACTAGTATTTAGAATAACGTAAACATTGGTTAATTTATATTTTTCTCCAGAAAATTTGCATTTATAATTATTTGGATTTGAAATAGGTATTTGAAAAATTTTATTTTTGTTAGGAATCGCATCAGGGAGATCGATTGGTTGATAATTATATTGAAATTCGCAACTATCGAAGCAATAGTTGTCAACTATTTCAGTATTTACATAATTGTCTGGAATAACGCCTGCCATTGTTAATATTAATATAACCAGATATTTATTAATAAAGAATCAATAAATTTTTATATAAACTTAAATCAAATTTTTTATATAAACTTAAATCAAACTTTTAATCCAAATTTAAATCAAAATATGAAAAATAAATGTTTATTAAATATATAGAATAAAAATATGACACTAAATATTACAAAGAAGAAAATAGAAAAGGTTTTAGAGTTATTTAACCATCCTCAAACACGGAAAATAAGGATAAATAGAGGTAAAAAAAGAAGACGAAACAATAAAAGTTTCAACAGGAAAAATGGTCGCAAAAATTTGGCAACCAGCACACTTAAGAAGAAGGGCGGACACGCAGGGCATCCTATTTTTCTTAATGGAGGTCAAGTTGGTGTTGTTCTTGGAGGCCAAGTTGGAGGGGAGGATAATGAAATTAAAACTTTAAAAAGTATTTCAGACGATATTAAAAAAAAAATTAAAGAAACAATTGATACATTTACACCAAACGTTCAAAAACTCAACTTTGTAAAATACATTGTATCGCTATATAAAAATAAAAACTATCAACTTACAGATGATGAATATCAAACAAAATTAAATGATTATAATAATATTAATAATAATAATGATAATAATAATAATAAAGATAATGAAGAAAATTTAAATGAAAGTGATATAAAACTGTTAGAATATATAAATGGTGAGATGGTTTCTATTGAAACAAAAGAAGACGACCCAGAAGAAAAAATAGAAGAAAATACAAAGGAAATAGATGAATCAAAAACAGAAGTAGTAGATACATCCCCAAATAACGAAGAACAAGACCAATCAACCCCAGAAGAAACCAAAAAAGTAGAAACAAAAGAATCAAAAGAAATAGATACAAGTGAAATGTTAAAGGTGGCGTTAGCCAGTAATTATTTTACACAATATGGAATATTAAGTGGAATGTTAAAAATGAATCAAGACAAAAACAAAGACAAATTTAATGTAATGGATTTCGTCCAAGACCCCAAATTATATGCCGAATTTTGTAACAAAATGGGTTTCCAATTTGCGGAAATGAAGGAAAAAGTGAATGAAGAACCTGTTGTTGATAATAAAGCAAAAGAAGAAAATCAGGATGCAAATTCGGACGCAGATGAGAATAAAAATTAGACGAAATTAAAACCCAAAAATAAATAAATAATATACTGTATAAAATGTATATATTTTATATAGTATATAATAATGGAGACGCATACAAAATTAGAAAAAATGCAAAAAATAGTCATAATGGAAACATTAATAAAGTTCAAAATGATTGAAACCTGGGTGAATATAATAGAAACCTTAATTTGTATCCACATAATACAGAAAATAAAAGAAATCATACCCGAAAAAGAAGAAGAAGAAGAAAAAGAAAATAAAGAACAAAATGAAGGAATTGAAGAAGGAAATAAAGAAGAAGAAGAAGAAAAGGGTGAAAGTTTGTTAGGCAAAATAAAGAATTATGATTATAAAGGTTTATTAGGGTCAAATGAAGAAAAAAAAGAATCAATGTTTGAACCATATGAAATATTGGAGCACAAATATTACGAAAAGATGCAACAATTAGTAGTCAAATTGAAGGAAGAACAATCTCAATTACAATATCAATTGGGTTCAACACAAGACGCATATGAATTTGAATTGGATATAAATTTGGAGGCAACTCAATACAAAATGCCTATAACACGAGAATCGTTATTTTCGTTGAAAGATATAATTACAAAAGCAAAAAGACAATTTACGAGCACTGACAAGAAAACATGGAAGGAAAATGTAACCAAATTTATAAACAAACATTTTATGAATGATTTAGTGGATGACATAGTAACAAAGAGTCATTATAATAGTTCAAATGTGATGTTAATAATTAAAGACCAAATACCTCAATTAAGGTATCTAAATGAAACCAATATAAAGGAGAATTTTTTTTCAACTATTGTAGAACAAGAAGGAAACCAATATGATGACAAAACAAAAACCAACTTTACAGAATATTATCATCATTTCTTTTTAGAAAACCTGAATGGAAAAATCAATAATAAACCGGTTAATACCCCAGAGGGGTTAAAAGAGTTACAGAACTTATTAAAAGAGTTCCAAAAGTTGCGAGACCCTGAGTTTTATGTGGAAGAAAAGGAAGAAGAAGAAGAAAAAGGAGAAAAAGAAATTTTGGAAAAAATAGATATGACTTATGAACCCAATTTGAATTTAATGCGAGATTTTGTAAAAGGCAATATGAAGACCAAATTTGTTGAATTAAAGGCGGAAAGAGTTATAGAACTTATCAAGGAAGTTAGTGATAAACTAGAAGAGCAAAAAGATAAGGTAGAAAATAAGGCAAAAGAAATAGACAAAAAGTTAGAAGCATTACAAAGAGAAAATGTAGAAAAGAATAAAAAAATAAAGGAAATGGAAGAAGAAAATAAAAGATTAAAAGAAGAAAAAGAAAAAGAGCAAAATAAATTGGAAGCAGAAAAATCAAACACGCTTTCACAATTGGAAGAAGAAATCAGAAAACAGAATATAATCAAGGAACA